CCCGCACTCTAAGAAAATGGTGGCTCACCCACCAGTCTGATTGGTTCTCTGCCACCCAGAGAAACCATGGTGGGTTTGGATCGTCATAGTAAAGACTCAGATCCATGGTATATAAATACCGAAAAAGTTCAGTGATTTTAGAGTTCACTAACTCATGTTGCTGAAGCAGGATTAAGGTCATAGTAACCTGTCGGGTTAAAAAACAAACAAGGAAACCCTACAAATTCTATAACATTCAAGCTGGTTCCAGCACTAGTGAAAACAGCAAGCGGCAACCCTGTTGTTGTAATTTCAGTTGTACTTGCTGTTGGAATGTCAAAGGCTGAGACACTAGTAATCTCAACCATATCTGGTGCTCCAAACATCCCCGTATTGTTAGAATACTGGTGGTCGGTCGTTACCTCATACTTATTAAAATTAAATAAGTTGGTAAAATTAAAAGCCTGGGGTACATAATCATTAGCCTCAACCATCAGGGGGTCATCCTTGACAGCAACAGTACCTCCTTCAATCAGCCTAGGCATTGCTTGAGAAGCTGCATAACCCATCGGAGTGTGATAGGTGTTTCCACCTATATCCCACTCCTGAGGGTTGGTAGTAGCTATATTACCTCTAACTCCCACATCCCAGTCCGTAAAGGACCTAGAGAAACCCAACATCGAACACGATCTCCACTTGTCAACAAGAGGGACTATACGATATTTAATAGATCCCTTCCAGCCAACAAAACTTGACAAGATAGCATCCATAAAGAAATTGCCATTAAAATTATATGGAATAGCGCCTAATGATGAATCAGCCAATTCCATCTGAGGGTTTCTAGACCCAGCCAGCCACCCATGTGGAGCCGGCCTACGCCGCATCATCCACTTAGATACGCGCTGATACTTGGTGGCACTCCCTCTATTTTGCCCCGACGTCAAAAGCGTGGTAAAAGTAGCCCGATGCAATAACTCTCTTAGGGATCTAATAGACTCACCCATAGTCACCATAGCAATAGGGGTATCTTCTTCCATTACCTTGACAGACTTTTCAGGTTCTACAGTCAAAGATTGACAAAAGCAGTATGGAATAATGCTTAAAGATGGCATCTCAGCGCGTGGGTCACGAGGAGCTGCAAACTCTATATCGTCCGATGACTTAAACACCACAACTGTAATCCCAGTAGAAGAAGGTGCTCTAATAGGTGCCACTACTGTAAACACCAATTGTCCATTATACACACCAGATCTAGAATCTAGCAGTGAACCCGAGGACTGCCTAACCGAAAAATCCTCAAGGGTATGGCATGGCAGCCAATGAGTCGAAGCAGCGTAAGGTATAACAATCTCCGCTTCTCTCGTCTTGTCTAAGTCAATAACTACAGACGGACAAGTAACGTGCCCTTGAGAAGCTTTATTGTGCCCAGCCACAATATTGTCCCAATGAACACGTATAACTCCTCTATGCATAGCCGAAGCAACAATGTGGATCTTGTACTTAATCGACCCTCTCCAAAAGCTGAAAAACTGCATTATTCCCGTCATGGGAGTCGGCTTAATTAAAGAACACGTGTTCGTACCACTAATTGTTGTATTAATAGCGGACGCCAAGGTTCCCTCATATGATTGCGGACAAACATTTAAACGGGCTACATGCACCCCAGCCACTGAAGCTGGCGATATGCCAAACTCTGTGTCATAAACCGATCTACTAGTCAAAGTATTTATAACTAGCTCATCTCTCTCAGCGCCATGTTTCTTAGGATCCAATAACATAGGTATATTCTCTACCACTCCAGTTGAATCCATTGGAACAGACCGCTCCGTAGACGACCACCCCAACGTATGATTACGAGACGAAACCGCTACCGTTTGAGTGTTATTACCGTTAGAGCACCCGTAATACTTTGCTACAGATTCTCCAGCCTTCATAACATCCTCTACTGGCTTAGCAGCCCTACCCATAAACCACCTATTCGCCTTTACCAAATCGCCCAAGGCAGCAAACGTTGAAGACACTGATTGTGTCCACGCTGTAAGCCCCATCACTTCCACACCATTTAGCTTAGCCGTAAGTGCAATCGTTGGCGCATCAGTCGACGGAGTAGACGCGCAATCAAAGACGGGCACAATAGGTCTAATCGCCAAAAGACCAAACTCCGTAACCGCATCTGTAAAGCTAGAAAAGGTACCAGAATTGTAATAAGTTGAAATCCACGGCTCTGGCCAAATAAACGGTACTTTAAGCGTCACAGATGTACCATTAGAGATAGGTATAAGCACATGCCTCCTACTCGTAAGTTCCACATCAAGGTCGGCTGTTCTGGGTGTAAACCCCGTGCAATTGGCGGTAGTCAAATTATCCCACGCAAAAACACTAGGATGCCCATAACTATCGGTTGCTGTAATACTTTCTTGCATGGGAAACCACGAAGCAGCTATTAACCCGGCAGCAAAAGGAGAACTAGAGACTGTAAAAGTAAGCTCCATCTCCTGAAATCTAATCCGAGACAGACCAGCCAATCGTAATGACATAGGGGTAGTAGCAAGTATCCCCAAGGGACTGACATAAGTACCAACACTAGAACCAATAGGGTAGCTAATAGAATTGATAAACCACGGGCGTTCGAAAAACTCCTCAACGCCGTGCGTCTTCAGCGCAATCTTATCAGCAACCTCTTGGTCTGGCGATGTTGCGGCCTCATTCTTGAGGCCGTCTAAAAATTGATCTTGATTTTTATTATATTCGTTAAGGTCCATTTAACACCATGCTAGCGAGCCTTATCGCTAAGCATTGAATATGAGTGTGGCCGCACATTGCCAAAGTCCTACTAATGGACTGGGGGGCTGCCCCGTGCTCCACTTAAATCCTCTCACTCCTCACACTCATGGAAGCTAAGTAACTATTTAAGATACGAAAGGAAGCTAATAAATTAGCTATTTCGCGATTCATCGCCAATTTATACCCACCGGCGCAAACTTGTAGAGGTGGTGCGATTCGATAAGATGTAGGGGCTCGCAACCCTACAAATAAAAAGAGGGCCAATAGCCCTCTTAAAAGGCCAAGGACCCATTGCCAACAGCAGCCCCAAGCTGCTCATTGACAAACTCCAACATCCCTCTAGGCATCTGAGGATTGTTCGCAACCAATTTCACCATCCTAAGCTCCGCAGGCAACAAAGCAAACACCAACCGCTGACCAGCAACATCTTTAATAGTGTAGACATTACGCAGCGAGATGAATTGCTTCTTTTTATGACTCAAAGCGACAAACAGCGAAATGTGCTTCTTCCCGGATACATTTATCCCTATCTTGTAAGGGCAAGACTGCACCCCTGTGATCTCATCTAGGTGAAACTCATCACTAAAATCATCCAAAATCTGCGAAGCCTTGTCAAAACGCTCTAGAAATTCAGCAAATGACGGCAAAGGAACAGCAGCCAACCTACGAGTGACCTCCTGAAATAGCTCACGATGCTCTTCGTCCAAACACATTGCATTATTGTGTATACCACTCAACACAGCATCAGGGGTAGTGAAAACGGAATGAATACCAATCTGCGTACTCCGAAACACGCTTTCCAAATCTAGAGCAGCAAAAATTCTGCCCCCCGGACCATCACGAAACCACCGCTTAAGGAACGTAACGTCACGAATATTGTCCAAACCTTCAGTTACAGCTCTCTTATCACAAGTCGTATATGTGACTCCGATTTTCGCAAGCTCTGAGCTAACAACTGTGTACCCAAATGAAACTTCAGGACTAATACCCATAATATTATCATCCCCATAGGTAGTAAGCTCTACAGATTCAAAAAAGTCAACATCTGGATTCTCACCCACAAAAACATAACACAAATACAGAACATTAACAACGCAGTTCAGTATTGTCGTCAAAGCATGTCCGGATGGATTAGACCCAATAACTTGGATCAAATCACCATCAATCTCAATAAGCGGATGAATCATCTCTCGGGCCAAGTTTTGCGCTATCAAAAATTCTTCATCAGAATAATAAGGCTTAACAAGATCCAGAATGATCTCCCACGCTAATGATATGAAATGAACGTTCATGGTAGAATCAAAATTCGAATAATCGCCAGCCATAATTCTCGACTCTCCATGCTTACACAAACGGGAAAAAAGCTTTCCCCATGCGACACTTTCCGCATTCATGCCAACCGACGTACAGAACTTCTCATTATGCATCATAAACAACCTCACAACGCTCATGAAATATTTCCGTAATAGGAAGTTCTGGGAAGCATTACCGCAGAAGAATAAACGAGGCCCCTTCTTCCGCAAGGACTCTAATTTCTTTGGTTCATCCTTACGTGCCGCAGAAAATATTAGGCCTGTCCGTTTGCCGACCTTCAAATTCTCCACTGCTGCCTCAACTTCCTCCTTGAGAACTGGTCCAAATGACCACTTTTCTGAATCTGAATCAAATTCCATTAAGTTAGACTTTGGCATAGCATGAGGAAAACCAGCGCTAGTTGATAACTTCATGCGTTCCACAAAGGAGCCAGGACAACCATTAATAGCATCCTCATCAGTTAACACGTGAACAAGTTGTTCGAGTTGTGGCATTCCCGCGATACTAAACCTCTTCATTACCATAGCTTTAACCACAGACAATCTCTGAAAATCGACTGTAGCTCTAGCCTCAGAAACACCCTTCAGAAAGTTTACTACAGGTTTCCAATGCCAATGCAAAGCTTTCTCACAAATGGGAGATACATAACTAAAAGGGATAGACAACTTCTCCTGAATATGCTTAAAAGCATCCGCGCAAAAGCGACCACAAACCTTACTCGAAGCCGTCTTTATCGCATAAGCTCTACCAGTTGCCCTATACACCAAACGCCCGAAATAATTAACGTTCATAAAACCATCAGGAAAATTGTCAACAATAGAGGACTGGCTAGCAGACGACTCGGAAAAAGGAGATTTCCTACTAGGCTCCTCAATCTCTAGCGACTGGGCATATGCTGGTAGTATGGCCATCTCCGAAACAACTGTGGAGATCTTTGACAAATCGTGCTGCGTTATTATTGCTCCACATCCAAAGTGTTCTATCCCATCTGCGTTCACGTACGCGCTGTGCAAACCAGCAATAATGCTACCTCCACTTTTCAGCGATATCCACAAAGGCCGTCCCGAGTCTCCCTTTACAGGGGGTGAACTAGATACCGTATACTTCAAGCTAGCAACAGGAGTGTTACCTAAAGCCTGCGTACACGCTTCACCCTTCACTTTATCACATTTAATCGCAAATGATGGATCTCTAGATAAAATGACACAATCATTAATATTCCCGTTAAGAACTACTCTTGGATCTTTTGGAAATAGATCCACAATAGAAACACAAGAACCTAAGCCTGGCGAAACAAGGGCCACGCAGTCCTTATTGGGTATATCGACAATTTTGCAAGAGACATCTCGAACTAACTCCTTCTCTCTCCTAGAATTGGAGAAAACCGAATACATGGAAACAGTAACTTGTGCCGGTAGGGTCATGTTTGTTTCGACAACAGCATGTCTGTTAACTAGGATAACTCCAGGTTTTAACCTAAGACAATGGGCTGTCTGTGTCTGGCCAAACTCACCGTGACTAGAAATTGTACATAATGCCACTGCAGAAGAACTGAGGCTACACCTCTTCTCCTCAGCTGACTGGCCTGCAGCACACCTACTGGCCTCAGAAATGCCCGAAACTTCAGGGATTACCCACGGATTATCTAGAGTAGCTCCCTTACCAGTCACAAGCGGTTCTAAAGGGCGAGCTTGAACCTCGTTAATTTTAATGGACCCACCACTAGTCGTTGCTATCCTAAGAGTAACCATTAATGCAGCTATAAAAGCAGTTACAATAAGAGTATTCTTGTGAGCGACTACTAATCGTGAAACACGAAATCCAGGAACAATAGACCAAGGGTTAGCCACAACCGAGTCAACTTGCTGCAAACGCTGACTTACATTAGTAGCCGTGCGATCCACATTAGCAATAACTGAAACAACATAGAAATAGGCACCCGCAATGGATCGAAATAAGTTACTCAATTTGTCGTAAATACAAACGAACAGCTTCGCAAACAAGAAGGGTAGCGTAACCAAGAAGACAATCTCAAAAATACGCTGACAAAAACCGCTCTCGACAACACTCTCCACGGATAGCGAGTGCGCGTACTTAAGGTCTATCTTCTTAACCCGGCGAGATTTGCCTTTTACTCTCCTCAAGCGAGGGGCATTCTCCTCTTGAATCTCAGGCTCAGGCTCATCAGCACCAAATACATCAGGATCTAATTCCACAGGCTCATCATCAAGACTCTCCGAATCGGGGTCCTCTGGTTGACTCGAAGGTTTACTACACGTACAAAGACATGATGGCATAAAACACTCAGCACAACACAGTGATTTAATGATAGAATCTCGGTTATTAATATATTGGTCCTGCTCATTTTCATGAATACGCATCTTGTTGACCACAAAGGGGAGTAGTTCTTTCAAACTAGAGAACCGGGAAACAACTTTCCAATCAACTCCATCCTTCTCTTTGTTGGGCTTAACGATAACCTCTTCTACGATAAAGTCCCAAGCGTCTACCCAAGCAGTTGGCTGCTCACCGGCTGAAACTTCGGGCTTCTTAAATCTTCCGGCATGGTTCTTATAGCGGTCCTTTAACACAGGTGTGATAACCCAAGGAAAACGCCGCAAAACAGCCGCAGGGTTCGAAAACTGTGCAAAAACATTAAGATCTTTAGTATTGGTAGTCCCAATCACAATACGGGCCAAACAAGGTTGCTGACCCTTATTATCTAAGGAAGCTTGATCAGGCATAAAGGGCATGTTATTAACGACCCTAATAAGTGCTGGAGCCATAGCATCCTCAATCTTAGACTCCGGTTTAACCGTTGCCATATCATCCATAACAATAGTATGACACGACGACCGGTAGCCGTCCCAATACTTAGCTGTGGGGGACATATTGTAAACATAAGCCTCGTCAGGGGATAATTTAGCATAATTGCACAACACCTTACGCAGCATAGTAGTAACCATAGATTTTCCTATACCAGAAGATCCAAAGACCAAAACACTGAAGGGGCAACGTCTCTCTGCCTGACTAGTCCTCTTACGAATAACCTCCTGTCTAATAGCCCCCAATTTCTTAGCCAAATCCCCAAGACGTGTCTTAAGGGACTTATCCAAACATGGCTGACTAAATTGACCAGCTAAGCGGACCAAGAGAAGTTCAGTACCTCTATCAAGTTCGTAAATGTTTGTCTCAAGCCTCTGCTCGGGAACGAAGCGGCGAAACTGCGCAGGCACTAAAAAGGTGTCCAACATGTCGATATTATCAGTAGCAAGTCGAAAATATTCTATATGACTCTCAACATCACGAAGCTCGTCTAAGGTCAAAACTGACCAGCCTTTCTCATAAATCTCCTTCCCAGCTGTAAACAGCCAAGATAAAGTCTCTGTAACACTCACGAGAAGATTGGGAGAATTACCAACTCCGCTCTTAGCCATTGAGGACAACAAATCTACAAACCCTTGTAAGCTGTACTCCGCATTTTGACTTAGAGAGTGAACAGCCACAATTGCGCCAATTAGAAAACTAACCCTTTGCACTGATTGTGATTTAAGAATACTGCTCAGCTTATCAAATTTCTTGGAGACAGCTTCAAAAACTGAGCCTAAGCTCTGAGTATGCTCAGACCTAATAATATCCGGTGCGTCAGGATGATAGAGAAACGAACTCGTATCAACTAAATAGCCAAGAACCAACATGTCCACTAGCTTTCTAATATCTGAGTTGCTATCGGCAAAACGCTTACTGTAAACTGTCCAGGCCGCATACTTGGTATTGTAGTCGGACGTGCCTAAAAACATTATATAAAATATCGCAGCCATATCCTCCAACTCACCAAGAGCCGCAGCTCCATGAGTATTCTGATCTAATAAATTAGTTCCATTAAACATTTTATGTACCAAATTAACATAGTCCAATATTACTGAAGCGGACTGAGTACTATTCAACGGAACCTGACACGAAAAAGGACCATAAGAGTAGGTTATGTCTTCTAGTGTGACCATACTGGGCGACCCCAGTTCCCTAGCCAAATTCTGACAAAAACCTTCTCTAGTGAAAAACGGAATAAACAGAGACATATATAAAATGGCCAAACGATCCTTCTCCATCCATGAATTACCTGAAGAAGACCATTCAACCTTGGTCCATGCAAAGTCTATGGTTTTGAACTTCCAAACCATACCACTCGAATCACTAAGATCCGAGTCACTATAAACGATTCTCAAAGGTGAGATATCTCTCTCTTTAGAAAGAAAAAACTTTGGAGCTGGCACGGCAGCTGAAGAAACAATCAAACATAACAGGAGCAGAGCCGACATGCTGGTAATAACCCGCGGATTGCTCAAAACACGGCGCCAATGGCGCGAAAGTTCCGAAAACATTGGAACTTCTGGGGGGGGTATGAGTTTAACGTCTTTCATGACGACGCCTGTGAACGATAGAGTTTCCACAGTAACTTATCTTGTTTATCGAGAGTGGTATACTCTCTACCCGACTACGCTCGGAAACGTTGGCTATATGGCGCCACCCAAGTGCGGTACCTCACTACAAAAAGTGTCATCCGGAGCTCAAAGGCCATGCCGTTGTAGGGTACAGTGAAATCTAAATCTTGCCAAACTCTGCTTGCAATACTAACGCTTTCGTCTAACATAGCATTGTCGAGGGCCGCAACCCACATTATTTGTTGGAACATCGATAACACTGCTCTATGCTCACTAAATATAGTAAGGAACATTATATAAAAGATAAAACGAACTTAGTTCAGGTAACTCTACAAAATAAGGAAATATCAGCAATTATAGAGTTGACAACTGGGAAATGCCAAAAACCCAGTTGGGGTGGAATAAAACTGCTCTGACACAATTAAATAACACCACTAAATAAATAAGATAGCAAAAGCTAAATGACAGGGTATAAGACCCATAGCCCCCTAATGTTGTTCACGCAACAAAAGGGTACATCGTACAAGACGGAACCTAAAGAAATAGGACAGCAAAAGCTGAACGACAGGCTAAAGCCACAAATACCATAAAAGGTCTTCACTTCCCAAAGGAAGCGGGATAAAATTCATAAAATGAACTCTAGGTAAGAAAAGAGCATACCGATAAGATCACAAAAGAGCTCGAACATAAAGGGGTTACCGGCCCCAATAGTAAAACAATTGCGATCTGGGTCTCCGAAGAGACAGGCCAAAAGGCCAGTGTGGATATTAACGTAATCCACGATGTTAACGCCTCTATTATTATTTATTATATGTACATTCACCGCAAAGCGGCTACAACAAAGTAAAATTTAACACTACTTGTTAGTATGTAA